AAAGAGGTATCTCACCAACAGGTCACGCAACTGGTGTTAAAATTGCACCAGATTCAATTGCTTATGTTGTATCAGGTCTTGTAGATCAAACAAGAAATATGGTATTATCATATTTACATAAAGCAGTTAAACCTGTCAATCAGTTAAGAATGATTGAGGATGCTGTTGTAATCTATCGTATCGCAAGAGCACCTGAAAGAAGAATATTTTACATTGATGTAGGTAACTTACCTAAAGTTAAAGCGGAAGCATACTTAAAAGATGTAATGACAAGATACAGAAACAAACTAGTTTATGACGCAAGTACAGGTGAAATTAGAGATGATAGACAACATATGTCAATGTTGGAAGACTTCTGGTTACCTCGTAGAGAAGGTGGTAGAGGTACTGAAATTTCTACATTACCTGGTGGTCAAAACCTAGGAGAGATTGCTGATATAGAATATTTCCAAAAGAAATTATATAGATCACTTAACGTTCCGATTAGTAGATTAGAAAGTGGTCAAGGATTTAATTTAGGTAGAGCATCTGAAATTACAAGAGATGAACTTAAATTTACAAAGTTTGTACAAAGATTAAGAAAGAAATTTACAGACTTGTTCCAAGATTTATTGAGAACACAATTATTATTAAAAGGTGTAATCACAATTGAAGATTGGGACGCTATCGCACAAAAGATTAGTTATTCTTTCTTACAAGATGGATTCTTTAGTGAATTAAAAGAGTCTGAAATATTAAGAGAAAGAATTGCTTTAGCAAACGAAATGCAAAATTATGTTGGTAAATATTTCTCATCTGAATATATTAGAAGAAAAATATTAAAGATGAATGATAGAGATATTGAACAAAATGATGAGCAGATTGCTAAAGAAAAAGAAACACAACCAACGGATCAAAACGATCAAAATATTGACAACATAGGATAAATAAATTTATGACAGATAAAATAAAATCAATGATAAACAACTTGTCTTTAGGTAAAAACTCTGAAGCACAAAGTGACTTTAAATCTGCTTTAGCGGATAAAGTTGCTTCTGCTATAGACGGTAGAAGAGAAGATGTTGCTTCTTCATTATTTTCTCAACAACCAGCAGAAGCACCTAGTGAGGCGCCTGCTCCAGAGGTATCTAATGACGAAGTTCCTCAGTAATGTATTAGAAAAATTAGACGAAGCAAACGAGCATAAAAAGTCTAAAGAGTATAAAAGATTATCACCTGCTTTAAAAAAGGCAGTTGATTTTATTTTTTCTAATGTGGATACAAAGTCTGATTTACTTTCTAATTTAGAAAAAAGTATTTCAGATGCTGCAACAAAATTTAAAGTTAGAGAAAAAGAATTATATGATTACTTTGAAAGAGAAAATTTAGAAATTTTAGGGAGATAATAAATGTCACAAACATTCATAGTTAAAGGATCACACACAAGTGCTGCTGCTACACTATCTGCTACTACTGTAGGTAATGCTCAGTTTGTAAGAGTAACTGCTACTGCTGGTGCAAACACTATTACAGTTGCAGACGCTGATAGTAACACTTTAGGTACTGCTTACATACACACTGCTGGTGATTCAATTATAATTGAAAAAGCACCAACTGATAAACTTACGTCAAGTGGTAATGCTGTTGCTGCTGCTGTTGGTTCGCCAAGAAGTTAATTTTATTATAAATATAGATAATGTCAGAAAATAAAAAATTGATTGACACAATTTTGTCATCAAAGACAAAAGGTGACCTGGGAGAAATTTTTAGAAACGCAATTTCTAAAAAAATTGCTGAAGCTAAAGAAGAAAAAAAGAAAGAGATTGTAGGAAAAACTTACAATCACAAAAAGGAAAAGTAGAGATGAAACTTATTAGAGAAGAAGTCAATGATGTTCAGTACATCAAAGAAGAAAACAACGGTCAAAAAGAATATAAGATCCGTGGTATCTTTCTACAATCTGATATGAAAAATAAAAACGGAAGAGTATATCCGTATGAAACTTTGATGAGAGAGGTCGCTAGATACAATAAAGAATTTATTAACAAAAACCGAGCATTTGGTGAGTTAGGACATCCTGACGGACCAACTGTTAATCTGGAAAGAGTTTCACATATGGTGAAAAAACTATATCCAGAAGGTAAAAACTTCATTGGAGAGGCAAAAATTTTAGACACTCCAATGGGTAAAATAACAAAAAATTTGATGGATGAAGGTGCAACATTAGGTGTGTCTTCACGTGGTATGGGTACATTAATGCAAAGAGATGGTATCAACTATGTCAAATCAGACTATTATTTAGCAACTGCTGCTGATATAGTCGCAGACCCATCTGCTCCAGACGCTTTCGTTGAAGGTATTATGGAAAACAAAGAGTGGGTATGGAACAATGGTATTTTCAAAGAAGTAGAATTAACAGAATGGCAAAAGGAAATTAGACGTACAAAACGTGCTGAATTAGCAGAAAAGAAGGCACAAGCGTTCAAAAAATTCCTTGGAAATCTGTAAGTTTAAAGACTTAATTTGTATAAATATTATTAAATTGTAATTTTGCAAAATTAAAATTAAAGGGAGAATCCTATGGCGAACAAGTTTTACAAAGTAGAAGCGATGAGTGAGCAACCAGACTTACCTAAAAAGAATGCTGTTGCTGGCGAACCTTCTCACTTAGCAAATGCTGGATCCGTTACTGATATGGGTGCTGCTGTAGTTAGTCCGACTGATGGTAAGAAGGACGCTGCTGCTGGTATCAATAAAGTTTCTGATGCTGTAAATGCTAAAGCCGCTGATGGTCATCAAACAAAATCTGATACCGAAGCGGGAGTAACTAAAGTTTCCACTCCTGGTCAAACTCTAAATGCTAATAACGAAATGCCTGGCGATGAAGACGATAAAGAAGAAATCAAAGCCGCTTACGAGCAAGACGAAAAATCTGATGATGAAAAGTCTAAGGAAGAAGTGAAAGAGCAAGAAGGTGACGAGGAAGAGAAAAAAGATAAAGATGCTGAGTCTATGAAAGAAGAAGACGAGGAAGATTCTGAAGAAAAGAAAAAAGAAGATGATGCTGACGTTAAAGAAGCAGTTGCTGCTTTATTAGGTAACGAAGCAGAATTGTCTGAAGAATTTAAAGACAAAGCAAAAACAGTATTCGAAACAGCATATAAAGCAAAAGTTAAGAAAGAGTCTGAACATATGAAAAAAGATATGGAAGACAAACTTTCTAAAGAAAAAGAAGCGGTAAAAGAAGAACTAACTCAAAAAGTTGATTCATATCTTTCTTACGTTGTAGAAGAATGGATGAAAGAAAACGAATTAGCAATTGAGAGAGGTCTTAAAGGAGAAATCGCTGAAGACTTTATATCTGGTTTGAAAAAACTTTTCGAAGATCATTATATTGACGTGCCAAACGAAAAATATGATGTGCTCGAAGATCAAGCAAGAAAAATAGAAGACTTGAACAGTAAATTAAACGAAGAGATTGAAAAAAACGTAGAACTTAACAGTAAAATTGGTGAGTTTGCGAAAAACGATATTTTCGAAGACGTTGCAAGTGATTTAGCAGAAACTGCTAAAGAAAAGTTTTCTAAACTTGCCGAAAATATTGACTATAAGACTGCTGACGATTACAGAAAGAAATTAGAAACTGTTAAAGAATCTTACTTTCCAAAAACTGTATCTGAAGGCAATGAGATAGACAATGTGGCGGCTGGCGAGGAACCAAAAGACCTTACCAATGCTATGGCTGCATACTCCGCCGCTATCACAAAGACTAAAAGTAAAAACTATTAATAATTTGAATTAAGGGAGAAAAACATATGTTCTTATCTGAAACAGTAGAAAAAAAATGGCAGCCAATTCTTGAGCATCCTGATTTACCAAAAATCAAAGATTCTTACAGAAGAGCTGTTACATCAGTTGTTTTAGAAAACCAAGAGAAAGCAATTAAAGAGGATAACGCCTTTTTAAGTGAAGCAGGTTCACCTGTATCACCGTCTTCATCTACTGGTGCTTCTATAAACAATTGGGATCCAATCTTAATCTCATTAGTACGAAGAGCAATGCCAAATCTTATCGCATACGATATTTGTGGCGTGCAACCAATGACTGGTCCAACTGGTCTGATCTTCGCTATGAGATCACGTTACCAATCACAAGCTGGTACTGAAGCGTTATTTGACGAAGCAGATTCAGACTTCTCTGGCAGAAATGCTGCAGGATCGTCTGTTGATGGTTTCTCAACAAGTGCTCAGGCTGGTACTAATCCAAGTGTATTAAATGATTCACCTGCTGGCGCTTACACAAGCGGTACAGCAATGACTACTGCTGCGGCAGAAGCATTAGGTGGAAGAACTGAAGATCAATTCGCTGAAATGGCATTTTCAATTGAGAAATCAACTGTAACTGCTAAAAGCAGAGCATTGAAAGCAGAATACACTATGGAACTTGCACAAGACTTAAAAGCAATCCACGGTTTAGACGCAGAAACAGAATTAGCAAATATTCTATCTGCTGAAATCCTTGCTGAAATCAATAGAGAAGTAGTAAGAACTATTTACGTTAATGCTGAAAAAGGCGCTGGTGTAAATACAACTGCTGCAGGTATCTTTGATTTAGACACAGACTCAAACGGCAGATGGTCAGTTGAGAGATTCAAAGGTCTTATGTTCCAAGTTGAAAGAGACTCAAACGTAATTGCACAAAGAACAAGAAGAGGAAAAGGTAATATTATTATCGCTTCTTCAGACGTTGCTAGTGCTTTACAAATGGCAGGCGTATTAGACTATGCACCAGCATTAAATAACAATTTAAATGTTGATGACACAGGTAATACTTTTGCTGGAGTATTAAACGGCAGATACAAAGTGTATATTGATCCATATTCAGCAAATAATGCTGCTTCTCAATACTTTGTAGTAGGTTATAAAGGTACATCACCTTACGATAGTGGTTTATTCTACTGTCCATATATTCCTCTACAAATGGTTAGAGCAGTTGGACAAGACACTTTCCAACCTAAAATCGGTTTCAAAACGAGATATGGCCTAGTTGCTAATCCGTTTGCTGAAGCAGGTTCAGGCGATGCAGCAGTTCAAACTGGTGCTGGTGCTGCTAACTCTAACAGATATTACAGAAGAGTAAAAGTATCTAACTTAATGTAATCATTAAGATTTACTTTCACTTTAAGTAATTAATGTGATAGCGATTTCAAAGGGGTGGGAGTTAATTCTCTCACCCCTTTTTTTATATGAAAAAAATACTAATTCAATACCTTTTAATATTTGTTGCAACAACTTTAATTTTGTTTTTATTTACTTGGGCAAGTGTTGCCTGTGAAAAAGAACAAATAGAAGAAACTCTACCTTTATGTGAAGAGTTCCAAGTATCAACTGAAGAAAACCCTTGTAGAAAAGATAATGTAAGTATTAACGCAATAGGTGAAGCGTTAGAGAAACTAGGACAGTCAGGAACACTTCCAAAGTAAGTATAAATACTATTATGACAACTATAAACTCATTTAGCAGACAACCTACTAAACTAGACTACTTGTCACCTACACAGTTTAGATTTCAAATTCTTAAACTGCCAAAGGTAGAATTTTTTGTAACAAAGATTAATTTACCAGGTATCTCTATTGATGTACAAAATCAAACAACACCTTTTAAAGACTTACCTCTACCAGGTGAAAAAGTAATATATCAACCATTTCAACTAGAGTTTATTGTAGATGAAAATTTAGAGAACTTTAGAGAATTGCACGGTTGGATATATGGTTTAGGATTTCCATCAGGTTATGCAGATTTTCAAAACTTATTAGCATCAGGTTCTGATAGATTTCCAAAAAGTGCTTTAATATCTAGTGCTGCTCAAGAAGCAGGTAAAACAGGTATCGCTGCTGCTGAAGGTGCAATATATTCAGACGCAACACTATCAATTCTAACAAGTAAAAATAATTCAAATATAGAAGTACGTTTTTCAGATGTATTTCCAAGCGAATTGTCAGGTATAAGTTTCGATCAACAATCAACGGACGTAAATTATGTAACAGCAACTGCTACGTTTCAATATAAGATATATGAGTTTGCAACAACTCAATCATCACGTACTACTGTTACTCAATCATAAATATGATATAAATACAATATAACTATATAATAAAAGGGTGATATGACATTAGAAGAACTACAAGATATAATAGAAAAAGACCTCACTATAGATAAAATTGCTTTAGACATTGAGAGTTTAAAAACTCCACAGTTATACAATAAGTATATGAAGCATTTAAATAATTTCAAACTACTAAAGAAAAAAGCATTTTCAGATTACGATACTTTAAGAAGAGATCGCTGGGAATACTATACAGGCAAAGCAGATCCAGATGTATATAAACTGGAACCTTTTAATTTAAAGATATTAAAAACGGATGTGGAAAAATATTTGGATGCTGATTCTAAATTACAGAAAGCGTCTGATAAATGCGAATACTTAACAGTAGTGTGTGATTATTTAGAAAAAACAATTAAACAAATTAGTAGTCGTTCATTTGATATTAAAAATGCAATTGAATGGCAAAAATTTACAAGTGGAGCAATATAACAATGTCAGCATTAACGTTTCTTAAATATCAATATTGGTTTTTTGGTTCTTGTATCAATGAAAAATTATGTGATAAAATCATAGAAGCAGGTGAAACCGAAATGTCAGAAATGATAAAAAGAGGTGAAAACACCACCGCTACAACATATGGTTACAAGGAAGAAAAGGGTGATAACGATAAAAAAATTTTAGACAAGACTTACGAAGACTTACAAAAAGATGGAGTAAATCCAAATGAGGTAACAGTAAGAAAGACTAACATTGCTTGGTTATCAGGTTCAAGTGGTCATCAATGGTTATTTGATTTGATTGTACCTTATATCAACGAAGCAAATAAAAAAACAGGTTGGAACTTTGATATTTCAGCATCTGAATCAGCACAATTTACAAAATATGATCCAGGTGGATATTATGGTTGGCACGCTGATGGTAATCCAGAAACATATAAAAAATATATTGAAGGCATATCTCCTAAGATGAAAGATCCTTATGGAGAAGAAAGACCAGTACCACCATATGTAAAAGATGATATTATGGTAGGTAAATATAGAAAAATATCAATGACATTAAACTTAACTGACCCTAAAGAATATGATGGTGGAGATTTAAAATTTGATTTCGGTCCTCATTGGGAAGGTAATAGATACCATTTGTGTGAAGAAATAAGACCACGTGGTTCTATGATTGTGTTCCCGTCATCACTATATCATCAAGTAACTCCTGTAACTAGAGGTACTAGATATTCTTTAGTAATTTGGTTTTTAGGAAAACCTTTTAAATAAGAATATGATTATACCTAAAAATAGTAAAGAGA